GGTTACCTCAGAAAACAAAGGTCCCCATAGCATGTACCTAAGCGTCATCACCCCAGACCTAGACAACTGCATCCATGTCTTCCCATCCCTGAACCTCTATTGGGGACCCCCGGATGACATGGGGTCTACCCGCCTACGTCTCACCAGTGTTGAGCTAGCGTGGCTGGGGTATGGCGCATGGCTCCACCTCGCATAACCTAGCCCCACCTAGGTCTACCTAGGTATCTTCTGGTTCTTACGCGTTCCACTGGCCTTTAGGCCTTCAGTAGACCCTGGGGCCTCCCTAGTACCACCTAGGTCCACCTAGGTCCCACCTAGGACACCTAGGACACC